ACTGCCGCCTCTCTAAATACACGATCCTGTGATTGAACCATCGCGTTTAGGAACGGAACTGTGCGAATGTAGCCAGTCAGGAACCTGTTAGCACCAAGAACACTAAAGTCAGTGGAGATCTCTCTCGCATCAAAACCAGCGTCCATATCAGACTTCATATTTTTCTTGGCAAGTCTGTATTCACCAATACGAGTGCCATATTCAAAGGCGCTCGCTAAGTTATCAATGCTGCTTAGTAACCTTTCAGGCCCAGTCATAACGCCAAATTCATCAAGCTTAACTCTTCGTCTTGCCTGGCTGTCACGGGTTGCACCCTCAAGACGGCTTGAGTGACCACCACCTGAGCGAATGAAGTCCTGGTAATGCTTGTCTTTAGCTAAAAACGAATACATACCCTGGAACGAACTTATAAACGGCTTGAAGTTATTCTTGCTTAGGAATGTTGCGCCAACCGTATCGCGCACCAGGTTAGCCCCGGTGAACTCAATCCCTAGCGTAATGGTACGGGTAAAGAAGTTCTTAACACCGAACATCACATTCATAAATGAGCTGTAGCTTTCAGGATTCATTGACATAAGCATTTCTTGAAGAAGTGGATCTTGAACTTCGTAATACTTCGGCTTTCCGTTAATGATCACTGAATCAACAATATTTCCAGACTCATTGACGCGAGGCGCAACACCATGTTGCCAGAAAGTAAGAAGCTCTTTGCTGGCTAAATCAAGATCACCTTCTATCTCAATTCCGTTAGCCTCAAGAACCTTGCTGATCTTCGCTTGCATTTCATCAGCGTAAACCTGAACAGGCTTAGAATCCGGTGCTATCTTAGTTGCAAAAATTGCCCCGTCTTTATGGCCTGAAATGTATTGATAAAGTCGCTGTTTAGCTCGGTTGTTTAATGCCGATCGGACGTTGGCCGTTATGCCGTCTTGAATGTTCACCAAAATATCATTCAGGTTAGCGGTGCCACCTTTAAGCTTTTGGAATCCGGCACTAGACGCACCTTTACCACCAGCAAGCTGATCACGGATACGGTTGAAAGGTACATAGTCCTTGTTCATTGACTGCATTGTTTTACGACCTTCAGGCGTAACCATTCCGGCTTCTTCGTAAAAGTCCATCATGCGATCATTGAACTCTTGATACTCTTTTTGGATGGACTCAAACACCGGGTAGTCTTTACCAAGGCGAGCCCATTCTTTAGCGGTTTCTTTAGGGATCAGGTTTTCACGCTTCTGGCGGTGAAGCTCTAACGCTCGGCGGCCAGCAAAATAACGCATTAGTAAATCAATCTTCTGATCACCTTCATGCTCAGGCTTTAGCTTGATTGTTTTAACTGGCTCCATGACTTCATGTAGGCTTTTACCGCTACGCTTCAGATCGCCTTTTTCGTCAAATTGAACGGTGCCATAGTTAAGAATGTAATCAGAGATACCTTCCGCACCACCATTGGCAATTCTAAATTGCTTCCAGGCTGACTCTTCAACGGTCCCAATTTTACGGGTTAGCTCTTGCTCAACCTTTCTAGCGGCATGAAAACGGTCAATAACTTGCTGACGAATACGCGAGTCACGGCGATAAGCCCACTCGTTAAAACGCTGCTTGAATGAAACATCTTGACCAATTAACGCTTGGCCTAGCTTATCTGGTCCCTGGAAGTAGAACTTGTGCATTAAGTCCTGCATATCACGCATAGGATTAAGCAGCTTACGATCACGCGCTAACTCATTGGTAAACGCATCATAGAACTTAGGCGCTCTCAATTGCGCTTCATTGGCATTCGTTAGCCATAGGCGCACAAACTCAGCAAACCCTTCAATTTTTTCAATCTTCGGATCAGCATCGGTATAGCTAAGCGCTGCCACTTCAGCAGAGTACTTAGGATCTTTATAAAGCTTTTGGAAGTTAGGCAAAGTAACGTTTGAATAAATATCAAGGTAGTGAGCCATTTCATGCGCCAACACTTCAACGTCATTCTTGCGGCGCGTTCTTATCTCGCCAACGTTAGGACGATAGAAACCTTCAGTCGACTTGCCTTTGATTTTCCCAAAGTAAATACGGCGCCCAGTTATCTTAATCAGCTTACTCATGATCGGCTCGATACGTTGCGGCGCATCAGGGATCTTTAACTTACGGCCTTCAATGGTTACAAAGTCACGGCGCTCAGGTATCCCGGTTGAACGGAACATGCCAATAAAGTTGTGACCAGGCGCATGAAATACACGATCACCATCTTTCGGTGTAGGTGAAACCTTGCTGTCATCCTTTTTGTAGTTAAGTGTATTGGTGTCGTTTTTCTCAATCGTAACCATTACAGTGTTAACGCCAGTCGAACGCTCTGAACCTTTAAAGCTTCCTTCTGGTAAGTCTTCAATGTAACTGCCAGCATCATCAAGCCACTCACGGAACTCAACCGCTTTCTTTCGCGAGTTCTTCACGCCGGCGCCCATGATAGCCACAAGTTTTCCACCGGGTTTTAACAGGTCATAAGCATGTTTTACATGGTCAATGTCCTGGAAGTTTTCAAACGGTGGATTCATCACAATGCGGTCATACTGCTTGCCGGAGTATTCAAGGAAGTCGTTACCAACAACGTTATAACCTTTAACCTCAAGCAATGAAGCAAGCGAAGTGTTGTATTCAACAACATCAAGCGAGGCATCCGGCGCGGAAACCATGATCTGATCTGCAATGTTACCTTTACCAGCGGAAGGTTCTAAAACCTCATGCCCTGGTTTAATGTCTGCATAGTCAATCATCTGATCAACTAATGGCGTAGGAGTAGGAAAGAAGCCTTCAATCTTCTTACCAACTAAATCACGCTCAAGCTTTTTAACTGGGTCCTCTTGTCGCTTCGCCACTCGAAGAGAATCAAGCTCACGAATAGCGGCGCGTAACTGCTCACCAGTAGAGATCCCCAACTTGCCTAATCGGTTTAATGTTGCGACCTGATCCGGTAGCCAGCTAAGAGAATAAGCTTCAATGTGACCGTCTTTACTAGCGGCCATTATCTTATCGCCTTGTTCTTTTGTAAGCTTACGAAGTGAGTCACGCTTGCCTTTTGGTAATTTTTGCAACTCAGCAGATAAACGGGAATAACCTCGCTTACCTTTAAGTGATTTAGAAATGCTCTCTATGATTCCGCTATCAAGCTCGATACCGGGGAAGCCGACAAGGTTAATGTAGTCGTCAACCGTTACGCCTTCTTTCAGTGGTCGGCTAATTGAGTACCCATCAAACGAACCTTGCTCATACAATTCATTAGGTATTGCACGTTTCTGAATGGTGATCAGCTCTTCAAGCTGTGTGACCTGGCTCATTTGTCCCAGGTGTTTAACTTCTCCTTCCTGAAGCTTAACGGCGATATTGCGAACCGTCTTAGCCAAAGCAAGTTGTTTCTCAGCTCGCTCGGTTGCGCCTGCGGCCATTGAAGCGCGTTTTGCTGTGTTAGCCTGCCTTGGTCGGTTAATCTCTTCTGTGGCCTTGGCTTCAATCTTTTCAGCCATATTTAAAAGCTTGTCAGCGTTCTTTGACTGTTTAACTTCAGCTTTAGCCTCTGCGAAGTCGCTTTTATCCACATCTTTGCCAGATAGCAACTGCTCAAACTGATCAGCCGCTTCAACCGTTTTAAATTGAAATCCTGGTATCGCGTCACCTTTTGAGTAAGAAGAGTAATAGCCGCCTAACTGCTTAGCCTTTCCGCTTAACTCTCTGAATTGTTCTTTAGGTACACGGCCAACCATTTTTACCACAAACAGATCCGCACCAGTTTTAGTGTGCTTGGTTTGCGCTCGCTCAGTGGTTACAGCTTCAGCTTCAGCTTTGACAACTTCAGGCTTAACTTCTGCCATTGATTCAGCAACAAGCTCATCATAAGCGGCCAGTTGTTCAGGGCTCATTTTGTCTTTTCCGCGAACACGAATAAACTCTTTAAACTCTGGCAAGGTTTCAGGGTTAGACAGTGATTTAACAAACTCATCTTTACGCTGCTTCATTTGAGCGCGGTATTCACGCTGCTTCTCATAAGCTGCGTCAACATCGGCTTGAGTCTGCTTGTTAATTTTCTCCATCATTTGTTGTTCGTAGGTTTTAGAACCGCCGAAGATGGTAAACGTAGCATCACCCATAACGTGAGCCGCAAGCATCGACTCATACGCGCTTTTAACCATTTGAGGTTTTTTAAGATCAGAACGTGGCGAGTGAGTTATTTGCTGAAGCATTGCCTTGGTGAACTTGCGATCACTCATCTTGGCAATGATAGCGTCTTTGTTTTTAATCAGGCTTTCAGCATCGGCTTTAATTTCGGCAATAGTAGCGGTTTGATTGGCTACCGATTCCATGAAAGAACGATAAGCTTGTGCTGGCTCAGTGGCATAATCAGCTTTAGGCGCTGGCACTTTATCAGCATCAGTTAAGCCTTTCCCTTTCTTCTTGCTAACAGACTCGACAACTTCAGACATTGGTTTAGTTGGCTTTTTAACTGGCTCAGGCTTATCAGCTTTAACGATAGAACCAAAGTCATGCCATACGCCTTTAATCTTGGCTTGCTGCTTAGCTTGAGAAATGCCTTCAATTTCACCACCATCAAAGAAAGTTTTATCCTTGTCGCTCTTCACTGCTTTGGCATACTCGCCGCGATTGAATGACTGCTCAGCCGGACCGCCTTCACTATCTTTAGCGTTCCAGTTGGTAAAGGTATCTTTCTCTTTAGGTAAAGTCTGCGCCGCTGGCTCTGGTGTTGGTGCTTTAGCTTCTTCCGTGATCGCTGGCCTCTCATCAGTTACCGCCTTTTCAGGTTGAGCTTTAAGCTCTTGGGTTAACTTAGGGTTAGTGTGCCAGTTTTGCCAATCACGCTTTTGCTCTTTCAATTCAGCAATACGGGCCTTAATAGCTTCAGGGTTTTTAACGTCAACGCCTTCTTTAGCGGCTAACTCTGGTCGCTTAGCTGCGCCTTGTACCGCCGACAATGTTTTTTGAATTTCGCTTTGCTTCTTAACTGCTGCTTTCGCCAGGTTTTCAGCTTCAACCATAGCCGAGTCATCGAACCCAAACAGATCACCGCTTTGCTGCGCGGTTTCGTCCGTCATGGTTTTAACGGCTTTAACCATGTTCTCAGCAACGGCAATAGACTTACCATCTTGAATGGCCTTGATACCAACAGCCTGAAGTTTTTCATTGCGTGGTGCGGCTTCAGCTATGCGAGTTGCAGCTTCATCAGTTAGCTGATCGTTTCGGTGGCTGGTAATGAGCGCATCACTTCCTTCAGTTGCGATTGTGAAAGCCCTTTTGCCCGTCTGTCTTGCCAGTATTCCTTGCGCGTCTGCTTCCGCTTTTCTTGGTTTTGTTGCTTTGATGAAATCGACATAATCTTTTACCTTACCTTGACCTTCACGAATGTTAAGCATTGCATCAAGCACAGCCGCCTGATCTGCTCCGAAACCTTCAGACTCATAATGATATTGAGCCGGGATTGTTTTTTCTCCACTGCGTTCAGCTAAGTCTAAACGGTGGCGACCGCTGATCACTTCTTTGCGACCATCTTCACGGATCCATATTTGAATAGGAGCAACGCCAGTTCTTTCAAACTTGCCGCCTAATGGTTCAACAACGCCTTTAACGTCAGCGCCCTCTTTGAATTGCGGCACATCTTCACTAATGGTTACTTCTTCAATCGGAGCCTCAACAACTTCCTTGCCAACGATTTGTTGTTTAACTGGCTTTTCTTCAGGAAGTTCAAGCGCAACAGGATCTTGCTCAGTGGTTTGAGCCTTATCAATTTCAAACTCTTGCTTTGCAACTGGCTTTACTGGCTCAGGTTTAGCCTTTCCCTCTTTTTCTTTAAGTTCTTGTTTTTGTTGTGGTTTTTGCTCTTGCTGGATTTTAGCTTGTTCAGGTGATAACGCTTCAATAGCCGCTTGCTCAGTGCCTACAACCTCAGTAGCTTCAATATCTTTTTCAAGCTGCTTAGCGATAACCTTTTCAGGCGAATAGTTGATCTCGTTAGCGGTAGCCATAACACCGCCGCCAGTACCAACAAACACGCCACCAGCAACAGCGCCAGCCGCAGCCTGATCAAGTGCCTCTTTCCAATCCATTGCAACGTCAGTGCCGTAACGTTCACCAACATATTCAATCATGCCCTCCTGAATTGCTTCAGTGGCCGCTTCTTTGGTCATTGCTTTACCGCCAGCAGCGGCAACACGCTTAGTTGATTCTTTAATGCCAGCTTTCAAGATCTCTTTTCCGATCTCTTCTTTTCCAGCCTGGGTAATGCCTTTAGCACCGATACGCTCAAGCAATGAAGATGCAACGGCAAAAGGGGCCGCTTCAAGTACGTCTTCAAGATCTGCCTTTTCTTTACCCTTGTTCTGCGCTCTCTGCTCTCCTATCTCGCCAGAACGCGCAAAGATATACGTTGGTAAGGCATAGATAGCCGCAACCATGTCAGGGACCGATTTAACGCCTTGCTCAATACCATACTCAAGGACATCAGCGTAAGCGCTACCGGATAACGGGCCACCTTCAGAGAATGATTTTTTAACGTCTTCCCATCCGACTTTCTCTTGATAGCCAAGATCAATATCTTTAAGAACATCAGCACCTTTAGTTAAGATTGGTTCAGCTTCTCGCTTAGCCCATTCTTCAGGATCAAGCACAGAAGGGATAATGTCACCATCTTCCCAAACAAGGCCGCCCATAGGAAACTTCTGTTCAAGTCCAGTTCCAACCGTTTCAATTGTCTGAAGCAATGCGCCGCCAACGTCACCAGCTCTCTCACCAGCACCAGCGGCCCAGTTTTTAAGCTTGCCGCTAACAAGCTCTAACATGCTTTGTTCTTCAGGCGCCTTTATTGCGGCACCAGTAAAGCCGTCAACAGGTTGTTGCTGTGGGATTGGTTCTTGTTGTTGAATTGGAATATCTGAAGAAGCACCGTAACCAGTCATAGGCGCAACTGATTCTTGTGGCCTTGGCTGTGCAATCAATCCAGGCTCTTGTTCTGCTACTGGATCACTAACAACCGGGTCAATCGGTGCAACTTGAAAGCCAATTTTTTGATTAAACTGTTCGACTGGAATATCTGAATAGTATTTATTGTGAAGCGCAGTGACTAGCTGATCATCAGCCATATCATTGTATTGAGGGTTTTGTTCTCTGAAGCTTTTTATGAACTCGCTCACGGCGGCTCTCCTGTATTAAAGCCCTAATTAAAGGGCTCGTTTATCATCGAATACCTAAAGGGTCGTTATCATCAACTGTACTACCAGCGTCAGGAACTTCAAGACCAAACTTCTGAGCCGCTTGTTTAACCGCTTGTGATCGAGTAACACCACCTTCACGGAAAATGTTAGTTGCTTCGGTAGCAATGCCCTGGACCTTGTTTCTAACGGTAGGATCAAGATTGGTAATATTACCAGCCTGATCAAACAGGCCACCAAGCAATTCAACAGACTGGCGATACATCAAGCTTTCATCAGCCGACTTAACGCCGCCACCATCAGAGCCAGTACCGGAAGCTTTAACCGGGCGAGTTTTACGCTCAACTTCACGGCCAGCTTTATAAACAACGTCTTCACCGCCGACCTGAATGGCTTTAGGGTTTTCAAGAAGCTTATCCATTGCCATAGCTTTAGATAGTGACAACTCCATGAATTGCGGATCGTATTGTTCAGGTAGTTTTGATTGCACTTCAGGCGAAACGCCTTGATACATTAACTGATAACGGCGAGCCTGTTCTTCAGGTGTTTTACCTTGAAGAACGTACCCGGCAAGCTGGCCCATTTCATCAACTGAACGCTGAGTAGCTTTAAGCTTGCGATCATCCATCTTGGTAACTGCATCAATGAACGTTGCGCCACCTTCAGGATCAAGTGCTAGTAATTGTTGCTGTGCGCTAACATCACCACCAACAGCTTTTTGACGTAGGCCAGTAAGCACATTCTTACGCTCAGCAGCAGCCGCCTCTTTTGCTGGCCTCTCTGCTATTTCACGCTCCATTTCACCAAGCTTTAAGCCTGATAGTTTATTTTGAGTTCGAGCACCTTCAACCGCTGCTTTAGTTCGGTATATCTCGCCTAAGTCGATACCATATTGATTAGCCGCCATTATGATGCCCCCAAAGTTTTATACATTAACCAGTTTTGTGCCGCCTGGTTCCCTGCCTGAGCCATGCCCTGATAGGCACCAGCGCGAGCCTGGCCTTGTGCGTATTGTGACTGCGCTTGCGACTGCCCTAAGTTAGAAAGAATATTGCTTGTTTGCTGCCCTAGCTGGCTTGTGGCTTGAGCTTGACCAGCAGCAGAAGCTTGACCACCAGAAGACAACCCTGAAAGCATGTTGTATTTACGCGCCTTCTCATTGGCTTCTCGAGCATAAGCGTTAGCGTATTCCTGGCTTGCTACGTTTTGAGCATAATCAGTAACACCTTTTTGCTGTGCACCACTCAACAATCGACCGCGAGCCGCCGCCGACTTATCAAGCGCCTCGACACCCTGATCCATTCTAAACTGGTATCCAGGGTCCTTTGTTACATCAATATCACCAACTTCAAACTCTCCAGACTGAACGCCAGCCCACATTTGATTTAATGCTTGCTCACCAATATCACGCCAGGGAGCAAAGTCTTCACGTTGCTGGTTTGCTAGCTCTCGTTGAAGGGCAACGTTTTCATCAGCAATAGCTTCTTGTGAAGCCGCAGCGCTTTTCGCTGCTTTCTCTTGAGACTTGCCGGACTGGTAAGCAGAAACCCCACCAACAACAGCAGAACCGACAACCGCCGCCGCAACTACTGACATAAATCCCCCTTATCAACGATAGCCTTAGCGCATTCAGTTAATACAGCTTCATCATGCTCAATTTTCTTCATTGCCTGTTCAAGTAAATAGTTAAATTCTTCCAGCTCTTCAAATGAGCCGCAAGTTAGAAATTCATACATTTCTTCAGGGTTACGCTCTTCTGCACAGTGGAACGTGATCCAGTGTGTATCTTCGTGCGCGTATCCTGCTCGCTTCTTGCCAGCTTTGCCTTCCATGATATTCAAACCAGTAAGACGCTTAACTTCTCCGGTATCGGTTGAAACGGAAATATCACCACTAAGCATAATATCGAAGTGATCAAACTTATGGATTCGACCAGTTAACAGTGTACCTTTAGGAATTGTAATTTCACGCGCATAAATGCCACCATTAAAGCGGTGGTTAACATCAATTGGAACTTGCTCTTCCTGAAGCATGGCCTGTTCAAGTGTGTTAATCTTTCCACAGCGTTCAGCAATATCAATTGAAGATACAGCCGCAACAATTGCCAGTGAGCGTGATTCTTCCAGCTTTGTGTTTGTCTCGTTCATGTTATCCCTATGGCGTTGTCATCTGGCCGGAAGACTTGCTTTCTGCCAGTAAGTTGTTAAGAACCGCAATAGCATCGTTAAGGTCTGAAGCCAGTTGATTTATTGCTGCTTTGTTTTCGTTTGTTAAATCTGTCACCGATTGAGTATAAGCCTGATCGTAAGCTGCCGGAGCTGCGCCAATGTCAGCAGTAGTAATATCAACCGTTGTTTCTACTGCGTCAGCTATTGAGGCCATTCTAGCAACAAGCCCAACAGTTGATTCAGTAGCTGTATCATTAAAGCCAACTATATCACCATTGGATCCGTGAGCTTGGAAAGCATTGATATGAGAATCAATGCTATTAGCAAGTAATACTATTGCTTGTGCGTTGGCCTCTATATTTATTACGTTCTCTGCAATTGCCAAAGCATTTTGAACAATAGCCTCTGAGTTAGTAGCAATGTCCTCAGCGTTCTGAGCAATAGATAATGCGTTTTCTTCAATCGCTTCTTTATTGGCTGCTATTGCTATTATGTTAGCTTCAACAGCAGCGATAAGATCGTCAATGTCTTCAATGTTATCGTCAATAGCGTTACCACCTTTGTAGGCAACACGGCGATATAAGTCACGAAACCAAACAGACCAGGCGCGATTCATTAAACCATTCTGATCAATAAGTTTAACCTGAAGCGGCGGTTTTGATACTAAGTTTTCAGCGTTATTATCTGCCATTATCGAACCTCAACCCACGCACCGCCAATGTCAATCGGTATCGGATCTGATATTTCAACCTTAAAGGTGAACTGCCTAGCAGCACCAAAGCGGTTAACCTTGGCCCTTGTTAAATATTCGCCAACCTTACCAATGCGACCACGTTTAAAACTTTCGCTGTAAGTTTTCCCTGAATCCTTAGAGAAATAAACTCGAAGTTCAGGGTCGTTACCTTGACCACTGATAAGGCCCACACCAGTACCCATATCAAACTCCAGGCTATCAACGGTTAAGAACTCTCGACCATTGTTAACGGTAGGCAAAACAAATTCACGAACTACAGGCTCACCGTCATCAGTGTAGAAGTTACCAGCCATTTGATAGATTCGACCATTCTGAAAATCACCAACCAAAGTTTTTGAATCAAAGAAGATCGCATTGTTAGACTGGTGGCGGCCAAACTGGTAAGACTGCCTAACATGCCAGGCACCCGTTGAAATGTCGTAACACCAGGTAATATCTCTACTTGGAATAGTTAGCACGTAAAACAAATGCCCTTCATCCTGATACGTGTAGGCAAACGCATCACTTAGATCAACGTCTTTAAGTGTCTTCTCAACTGCATGAGTGCTTATCCTTACTGGCGTGTAACCAGTCATTTGATAAACCATCAAGTCAGAACCTATGAAGTAAACGGTATTATTCTGTTTTGCTACTGAGTAACGAGCACCGCAACCCTTTTCAATGAATGCGCCCTGATTTCGCTCGAAAGGAAAATCAGAGGCACCGGAGTTATACCAAACTTCAATCGTATCTTCACCAAACAGGAATATTTCACGGTGATCACTAAGAACGGCAACAAGATTGTCAGGTTGACCTTCAGCGGTAGCAAAATCTAACGGATCAAAGTCAACATTAAGCAGTTCAGAAATAAAGAACTGGCCCGTCCCTTTGCGGTCAAACAGAAAGTAACCGTCTTGATAAGTAACTGTAGAAGCTGGATAGAAAGCTTCATGAGTTATCTGATCTACTTCTTCTGTGTTAGCGTCATAGTAGAAGCCCTTGAAACCATCAACTACAACAACCTGAATACCGTTATCCTCCATAACAACACGACCTTTAAGATCAACATCACCTAACTCTTTAAATGTTCCGTTCTTAAATATCTCGTACATTTTTGAAGGAGTGACGGCAAACACGCGACCTTTATTGTTATGAAGGCCAAGCACTGGGAACGTAGGAAGCTCACAAAAGAATGCGAGCCCTGGCGTATTAATTAGGTTGAATGGATATTTACCACCAGCTGAGGCGCGAGGATACACGTTAACAAGCAACTCATTGCCTGATATGTCCTGCTCTGAAGTGTTGGCCGCAAGCGGTATCTCTCTTTGCATGTTATGGCCCCTGCTCAATAATATAAGTACCAATACCTTTGCGCTGAGTAGCAACGGCGCGATCCATTCCAAGAACAAGATCACGGTAGTTATTACGCTTCAGCCACTTCTTACCTTCAACAGCATGGGTAGCAATAGCCGCACTTGGTTGTTTGCCCCATTCATCGGCAAGATCAAGGCAAAGGTTATAGATAAGCGCTCGCTCGTAACCAGGAGGCAAGTTAATCACTTCAGTTAGGCAAGCCGCCGGAAGTATCTCGCTTAATGGCTGGACAACCTCAAGGTGAAGAGTTTCTGAAGAGTACGGCACAGACTCAAACAATATGGTGTTTAACGGCCAGCCTTCACGAACATAGAAGCGAGATGGGCGTGAAGCGTTCGTTTTACGGCTAATTCGTGAGAAGGTCTTAACGTCAATGACCTCTTGAATGTAGTCGGTATCGTATTGATCACGAATGAAAGCGGCCAGTATCTTTTCTGGCCTTGCGGTTTCAATATGGTTGATTGGTAACGGGTCCGGCTTTGGTTCAGGATAAATACCAATAGTGTATTCAGATACATCGTTAGTAAGCTGAAAGGTGACGACATTCACCACCGGGATAAGTAGCGTTTCATTGGTCCAGGCATCGACCATTTGAGCAAACACCTGTAAAGCGTCATCACCTTCATTGGCTGGCAGGGGTTCGCCAGCAGCAAGAACGCCAATTTTACGCATTGAACTGCGAATAATATCCCCTACCGTAGTAGCCATGTTATTCAGCTCCGTTCATTGCCGCTTTGATTTTCTCGATCAGAGTGTCTTCTTTCATGTTCTCACGAAGACCTAAGCTATAAAGAGTGTTGCCAAGAACAACATGCTCAGCTTTGGTTAGTGATTCAGGGTTTTCTTCAAACTGCGCGTATAGAACATCAAGATCGTGCTCGCCTTCTTGACCTTCAGCTTGTTTTGACTCTTTAAGGCCACGGCGCTCAGCTTCAGCAATTAACTCTTCATCACTGAATGACTCAATGGTGACAGGTACAGCGCTAAACTTTGCCTTATTCATTTCAGCTTCAAATTCAACTTCAGATAAAACCTTAAAGCCCATTGTTTTAACCAGGCCAACAAGATCTTCAGGTCGCGCACGTTCAATCTGATCAGCGTCCATCTTGGCGGCGTTATCTTCTTTAGGCAAATCAAGAAGCGCCGGAGACTTAACCCAACCGTCTTGCTCTAATTGTTCAGCTTGAGACAGGTTAACAATTTCACCTTTAGGGCAGTTAGCGTGATACATCCATAACTTTGACATATTAATTACTCTCTCTATCTAATGAATAAAAGGCCCGTCCTTGGGCCTTATCGGTTGTTGCTTACTGAGCAGCGCCCCACATACGAAGGGCAAGCTCACCGTAAATCAAATCGGTGCCGTAAACAGCATCAATACGGTGAATCTCTGTTTGCTCATTAATATCATAAGCACCAGTAAGAGTAAGTGACAGACCAGTTTCAGGGTCCGCAGCACGAGACTTGATAACCGCTGATTGTGGTAGCTCAAGGTCAATCATTGCAAGGGCGATAGCATCACGGTGGAACAGGTAGTTTTGTTCGTATGTTGCATTAGCCGCACCAGCAATAGTGATAGCCGCACCAGCAACAGGAAGGGCTGTAATGTTTTGGTAAGCTTTCGTACTGATTGGGTCGCCTTCAGCGTTATTGATTGTTGCTGTACCGTCATTCAATGCAGGGAACACACTAATTGAAGCGGCGCCAGCACCATCAGTATCAACGTCAGCAGTAACAACGAACTCTTGAAGCAAGCCAGTTGTTTCATAGTTCTGTGGGTTAACACCAAAAACACCAGCAACGGTAAACACATCACCAACCTTCAAAAAGCCAGTTGTTGAAGCCGTACCGCCAGTCATAGTGATAACTGAACCGTTAGCGCCAGCACCAGCCAAAGGAGTGCCGCCGTGATCACCAACAGTATGTTTAGGCAAGTTCTGAGATTCGTAAGTGTCGTACTCAGACACCTTACCGCGATAGCCCATCTTATACGCTTGCTCAACCATGCTTTCTTTAAATAGCTTGGTTACTTCATCAGATAGCGAAGCGCAAGTGAACGGGTCAAGTACCGCATGACGCATACCATCTTGAGGAACGGCGTAAGTGGTCTGTTTAGCGCCAGCGTTAGCAAAGTCGATAAACTTACCAGGGCGAACACCGGGAGTGCCGGAAGTGTGGAATGCTTTTTTCAGGGTAAGCAAGATATTGCGGTCAATCTTGTTAGCGATCTGAATCATGCCCGACTTCAGGTAACGTTCAGAGAAGTCCATAATGTCAAGGGTCTTATCCTTAACAGTGTACTCAAGTCCAACGTGGTGTTGCTTGTCAATCTTAAACGGGATTGTCTGATCAACCATTGGTTGCTTAACCAAGGTACGACCATCAGCGGCTTTAACACGGTAAGGAAGTTTTAAGCGAATGGTATCACCCACTTTACCAAACGTTTTTTCATAGTTGCGATAAACCAACTTAGCAGTAACCAAGTTGTTTTTAAGTAGACGCAATGCTTCTTTAGCAATTACATCATCAGTTAGTAGATTGTTATTTTGAGCAGCCATGAGGTGCCTCCTAAATTATTACCAAGATTGGCGCGTTCGTTCTTTCTTATTCATGTGAGCTTCGTATTCTGCAAAAGACATTTCAGCCGGGGCTTTTTCTTGTGCATCACTACCACCAACAGGGCTAATAGGATCGGGCGCATTAGTTGTTTTTGTCGGTTTCGGCGGTTTGCTCGTCACCGTCAGATCAAGTTTTGCGATTGCTCGCATTTGCTGAGCTGGCGAACCAGAAGCAATATCAGTAGCAAGATCTTTATTTTGGCCTAAGTGATACATAACCTTTGCCGGGTCTTCACATTCAGCCAGTGCTTCAAGCATATCACCAGTGATCGGAACCTCAGGATTAAGCGCTACAGCTTCAAAGTCATCAGGTTTAGTTGCTGACTCAACCGTTTCCTTAATAACAGCCATTGCCGTTTTTTGGTTATCGGTTAATGAAGGTGCCGCTTCTTGCTCTTCCTGTTTAGGTTCAGGTTTATCCTGGTCCTTTTTCGGCTTATTGTCATAAGCGTCTAAGGCATCAAGATACTGGTCATAAGTTTCAAAGTCATCCTCTACAGGTTCCTTTTCTGACTTATCCGATCCTTTACCTTCCAATTCTGCAATACGCTTTTCAAGTGCCTCGTTTTTACGGCGCTCGTCTTCGCGTTCTCTTACTACCTTGTCGATTCTCTTTTGCACTCGGTTAGGCTTCTTGCCTTCGTCCGGTGCGGCGGTATCAGAATCGTTACCGGAATCATCTTGCGCTTTGCCTTCAGACTCTTCGCCTTCACTTTTAGGCTCTGGCTTCTCTTTACCTTCAGTGGCAGGAGCTTCAGAACTGGCCTGTTCTTCTTGCTTCGGCTCTTCCTGTGGTTCATTTGGTGCTTCTGGCGCATCACTTAATGTAACGACAAAACCTGAAGTTTCGTCTTGGTTGTTTTCGTCACTCATGGCGTATATGTTCCTATACGAATTTAAAGCCCAGTGAAAGGCCACTGGTAGCCATAAACTAATGATAAGCTTAATTTAGTAAAAAGTCACTCGTTAAGCCTTGACATTTTGATTGTTTGCCATTAACTCAGCTAGTGCCTCAGCAACTAATTCACGTACTTGCTGGTAAGCTTCGCCTTGTCCGTTTTGAATAGCTAGAAGTTGTTGCTGTGCTTCAGCGGTTTCAAGTTGAGCCTGGACAAGATCGGCCTGTGCCTTAGCAATGGTGGCGGCAGACTTCTCGTTATTGGCTTGAGCCGTTACCGATTTAGCTTCAGCTTCCTGGCTTCTTACTTCAAGCTCCTTCATTTGAATCTGTTGCTCTGGCGTTGGTTCTTGCTGCTCTGGCATATCTTCCTGAAGTTTCTCGCGCTCTTCAGGTGTAAGGATATTAGGCGGCACAATCTTCTTGAGTCGTTCTGCTATCACATCAGCACCAGGCCAATCCATATTCTGAGCAATAAGATCACCAAGAACACCAGCGGCAGTCGGAACAGCTTGAGCGAATTGAACCATAGACTCAGCTGCTTCTTGTCGCTGTGTTGAGTAAGCCGGGCCAGTGGTAACAACAACATCATACTTGGCAACGTTCAGATCATTGATAGTTACCCACTCGTTTGTTTGTTCATCAAGAATCTGTTCATTCAACTTAACAAAGTCCTCAGTTTCATCAGAAAACTTCAAACGAACAACACGCTCTGTATCGTGAATCTTAGGTATCATTTCAACCATGATCTTACCAACACGGCGAATAGCTTTAGTTAGGTTATCAATGAAGGCAAACGAACCGCGATCACCCTGGCGTTGCCTTGCTACGATTGCCCGACCTGAAGTTTCATTACCCATTGCGCCAAGTGATGCGTCATACATACCAAGAGTGGCTTTGATCTTCTCGCTTGAGTTCATGCCAAGAGTAATCTCAGCGGCAGGGATAGCGGCTGGCTGCTCACGGCGTGGACCTGGATCACCTTGATATTGAGGCACATAGGTTAATACTGAGCGGTTAACAGTGTTTGCCGTTTCCCATTGGTGTTCATAACCTTCAGTGTGACCTTCAGAGCCGATAAACGGCGCTTTAGGTGCAAGAGCAACGGCTTCAGTTGCGGCACTATCCCAATAGTTAGCCATTCGTTGAGCGTCTTTACTATGGCGAATAATGGAGCGGAAAATGATTTTCTTCTTAATAACCAATGCCTTACCCCAAACCGGAACAACCGGAATGGTTGAGCAAGGTATTTCAATAGGACCTTCTAAAACATCAAGACCAGTAATTTTTCTCCAAAATACTTTGTGTGTTTTCACCTTACGGGTACGGACAATTCTTACACCTTTAGCAAGTAGCTCATCAACAACAGGCTCTAGCTCATCCATATACACCGAACGACCATCACTAAGAAGGGCAACTTCTTTAATGCAAGGCTCACGAGTAAAGTATTCGCTGATCTTAACTGAGTTGTCAGAGTACCAGGTCCCCATATCATCAACTGAATCAGAGTTAACCGGGTCGGCGTTGGCATCAGGGTAAAGATCTTTGAATGCCTCCTTCTCCATCGTGTCATCAATAAGGCACCAGTTCATATCTGAACGGTCACGCTCTTTGGCGTTCGGGTCCATAGTTACAGCAAACTGGTTTTCAATGTGATCGATAATCAAGTCTTGTTCAAAGCTATCATCTGCCAGGTAATCAGATCGAACACGTAAGTAACCCATTCCAGACTCAACCGCCGACTGAAAAGCAATGTCATAGCTTGTTTCAGCATCGCAGTTGTATTCAATATTCTTAATTAGGCCAGTAAAGACCTCGGCCAAATCATAATTGCTCTTGCCTGAAGTGTTTGCTATCTGAAGGTCTTCTTGCTCTCCGGTATCTGGATTGGTAACACGAGTGACGTTAGTTGCACTTACCTTGATAGCCGGGCGGTTTTGTCGCTGATCACCAAGGACCTGATCCACAAAGGTAGGCAATACGTTATTAACCAGGCAAGGACGTTGCTCAAGCTCTCGCTCAGTTCGTACTTGTGAAGGCCATTGCTCACCAGCAAGGAACTTCAGATCATCTTCAGCCGCTTCCCAGTTTTCTTTCCAGTAGGTTGCACCGTCACGAGCTCGCTTTCTGGCCGTACAAAGTAATGAGTCATCAGACTTATCACCTTTCTTTTGCTTTACGGGTTTAGCGTAAAGCTGTTCTATTTTTGATTTAGACTTAGCCATTTGCGAGTCTCCACTTCATTAGGCATTGCTCAGAACAGTATTTGCGCTTGCTCTCCTGAACGATTAGTTTTGAATTGCGCTTAACTGGAACTTTGCAGTGCTCACACTTAAACTTAACTTTCTTCATAACTTCCTTCCCCGATAAACTTATTAATCTCTTGCTTCAGTTCTAGCATGGTATTAACGAACACCGATTTATTACGGTATCCATCCCAAATCTTATACTCAGTAGCCAGATTGTAAATGTTCCAGCCTTTACGCTGAAAGCACACTTCAGCTATTTCGCCATAACTACGCATTAAGAACCCAACCAACTGCCGGAAGTTGCTCGGCCTGGCCTGCGTCTTTGTGGCTTCTGGCGTTCAACCTCTTCTTTGTAGTGAAGCCCCATTTGCTGAATAGCATCAGTGAAGTTAGTAGCCCACTTAGGCCCAGTAGTGTCTTTAAACACTTCATTGTCATGATCCCACTCTCGGCGCAATGCCTTGATGCCTTTCCAGCCTGTTTTCTTAGCCTGATCACCAGTTGCCCCGGTTGAGTCTGTATCGCATCGTTTAATATCAATCCATAGGCGAGGGAATAGCTTCTTGAGTGAGTTGATTGATTCGCGCTTGCTCTTACATCGTTCAACCAACTTAAACTTAATACCCATTCGCTTAGCGGTATCAAGTCGGCTTTCCCTGGTCATTAGATCCCGAACAGAAATATCATGCGGCGCCAGGTGCTCTTTGTATCGAATCCCGTGCTTATCAGCGAAGTCGTGAAGCCAGTTAATGTAATGCTCCATTCCTTCATCACGATTGGCGTAACACGCAATCATTCGTAACTCTTTGCGGTGTGGCTGCATGAGCCATAAAACCATATCGTCATTGATACCAAGATCCCAGTAGGTATAAACGGGCAATGCCTTTTCGATAGGTATATTACACAAGCGGCCTTCTTCAATAAGTAGCTCAAGCTCTTTCTTGTAAACAACACCTTCTTGAAGTGCGTCATCAGGCGATTGTTGATATTGAGCGCTAAACATAAAGTTATCTGCCTTTTCCATTGCCAGTAATGTTTCTGTTGGCTCTTTGTCTGTCCAGTAGCTAACACGTCCTGAAGTAAATCCAGTGTCACGAATGCAAGCCTCTTTCATTTCTTGCGGCAATGTTTCCAGGTATTCACGATCAACAATAGCCGGGACCTTAAATATTTCGTAGGTATCCGGCGTTTTATCACTCATAAGGAAGTCGGTACTATCACCGTTAGCTATTCGCTGTTGAACCATGATGATAGGCACGTTGTCATGCGCAAGACGGGAACGAACAACACGGTTTAACTTCTTGTTGGCCTTGTCCATTAGCTTGCCGCTGTCTGAATCTTTCGGTGGAAGTGGATCATCCAGGATAAGCGCACCAGTAAAGCAATCTTCAATCATGTAACCAGCTCGGCGGCCTGTTACCTGTCCGTTGATACTGGTCCCGTAAAGACGGTGACGGTTGTTGTTCTCGTCGTAGTACATCCAGTTGTGCTTTGCCTTGGTGGTTTTAGCCTGAGTCATAGGCCAAAGCTGTTGAAACTCTTCAGAGTCAATGATCTCTTTAACCCTCGTGGCGTTCTCAACAACCAGGTCATCAGAGTAAGAAAGTGGTAGCCAGCGTGAACTTCTTGGATTGCCGTCAGTGATACACTTGATAATGCACCACACTGGCCAGTGAATAGACCATATTTCTGTTTTAGTTGAGCCAGGCGCAACGTTGATGATGCCCCGCTTAATCTTTCCGTAGAAAACATCTTCAGCAAGTTGACACTCATAAGTGTGGTGCCAGTTCTTTTTAAACTTCTGGCCTTGCAATAACTGGAAGAATATACGCATAAAAGCCTCAAAAGAGGCTTCACTTGCTACTTTGACGGCTATCTTCTCAGCATCCGTCATTGTTTCCCACTGCATTATCTCACTCACATAAGGCTCCATAAGAAAGCAGATATGATAATAATCCACATAAACAAGCCAGCTAACACAGCAAATAAGAAAGGTTTTCGTTTCATGCGTATATCCTTGTTATGTCCGTACTGAGAGAAGTTAACTAACATATTGATTTTAAAGGCTTTACAGTTTACCCATCAAACCAGATAAAGCCGCCGCTATTTCTGGCGCACTAACATCAGCTTTAATTGCTAATGACTGACCGTCTTTACCCGTGATCTCTTGCTTTCGTGGAGCATTCCAACCTTGAAGATCAGAAAGTATCTTGATTGAACCGTTACTGTCATACATTTCAATCTTTGGCCCAGTCTTGGTGAAGGTAACTGACTTAATTGAAGCGGCGATAACCGGGTCAATGTCTTCAGAGTGCTTCATGGTCCAAACTGTTTGCATTACCGGGTTGCCGTCTTCGTCCTCACCGACCTGTTTAAGCTCGAATGTGCAAATGTCGTGTATTGTTGCCCTTGCCGACTTAGAAAGCCTCTCAAGAGCTTCCTGCTTGGTCATAATCGAATCTGAAGCGATACAGCTAAGTAATGAGTTGTAGAATGCTTTAACCTTCACATTACTGAACATGGTTGTTGCAGAAGAGTCTTGAGCTGATTCGTTCTTAGCTTTTCCCCCTGCTGTTAAGTAGGCCTGTCTTTGTGATGTTCCTGGCTTGATTAGTTCTAAAACAAACTTACGCTGAAGCGGAGTAAGCTTACTTGCTAACTCCAACTGTTCAGCGGTTAATTTAATTTGCTTTGTTTTACTCATAGCGGTAAGTCAAGTTCACCCTCATACCAACTCAAGAATGAACTAATGTCTTGGGCTGCTGAATCAAGGGATGTTAATCGGAGTAAGTAAGCCGTGTTTGGTTTTAATAAACGCTCACCGCCTAATGCTGAAGATGTTGAACCCTGGCCTTGGTTTGATTTATTGCCAATTGAATACGATGGTGCAAAAACAAGTGTGCCGGGATCGGTTACTGCTGGCGTTACGAGTATTTTAGCTAAGCCAGCGACCGGATTTATTGCGCTTGCGTTCTGGTAAGGAGTATCTACACCGCCCGTATAAGTTGGGGATTCAAAGATTTCCCCTTGAACGCCTTCACCACTGTAGCTAATAATCCTGGCTTTTAGCGAAACAGGCAGCGAGCCAGTAAGAAAGATTGTGTTGTTTACCGCGCCACCAGCGACGCCAGTTAATAACACTGAGCCTTCATGTTGAACGCCAGCCTTTGAATTGGCTTCAGTATACGTCTGCTGTGTGATTGCTCGTGTACCACTAAATAAACCATCAGGCATTTCAGCGGTTACGTTCTCACCTACGTTAATCAGACCATCAGCGCCGCGACTAATCGCCCATGCACCCAATGAACCTAAGCTGTTTGATATTTCAAAGCCTTTCTCTAACGGAGTGAACCCGGCACCTTGACCAGGTTTGTTAGCTGAGAAGTTTAAATTGATAGTGCCTTCTATGTTTGTGAAGGCTAGGCGATCACCGATTGAGATACCAGCGGCGACAATTGCAGGGGCTAGATAGATGTTAACCCAGGTATCAGCCGGGAGAATGATGTTACTTATCGTGTTTTTCATCGTCTTGTTCCTTTCTCTTTGCCATCAAAGTAGCATCAGCCGTTGGTTCTGAAGCAATACGGTTAAGGCTTGTCGTGTTTTTTTTTAAGATTTCACCAATAAGATAAAGGGACCTGGTGCCGTTATGAGCACAGATCCCTGTTATTGCTGAAGTGAGTAGAAAGTCTAATTGGTAATATTGGCAAGTCATTGCTGAAATGATACCGACAAAGCCACTTACACAAGTTTCAGATAGCCAACCGAAGATGGTCGGCTTCTGTCCATTGAGTGAGGTTAGATACTTTGCAGTTCCAGCCCAAAAGCTTACGAGTAGTATCCACGCATAACCGAGTATCCCGTACTCCTGAAGGCGCTGTAAGAACGATAAGGTATCACTTGGCATCACTTTTCTCATTTTGTTAAAATTCCGTTGACTTAATTGTATCACTAAGGTAATGGCTTAGCACTATTTTAAGCTCAGGGTATTGACACATGAATATTTTTATTTCTTTATTTTTAGCTTCAGCGTAAACCTTTGATGCCTCTTCCTTTCTGTCAAAAAGCCCAAGGTATTTTCTATTTACTCTTGCTCTATACTTCCCTGTTGGCTCATGGAAGCTGACACCAGTAGGCAGAGACTTATTTAAGTTAGTCCTATTCGCAAACAATCTATTTACCGCTGGAGGTACAAACAGGCACGTTTCAGGTGAATAAACTTTATTCCCTTTAACCTTCAGGTCTTTATCTAAATCAAACCCATCAATGTAATTTTCTTCGTACCACTTCAAAAAATTACTAAAGGTTAACCATTCGTCACAAACAGTAACGGCAATGTATGTCGGGTTTTTCTTGTGCATTCTTTCCGAATAGGCCCTGGTGATCATATCCTTCCACTTTCTGTAGATAGGGCAGTAACCATTTTCTTTCGACTGTGTTATGTACCATGCGTCATTGATGGCAATTCCAAGGATCGGCTTTCTCATGGCAAGAGAAGCTTTGCTAGATGGTTTTCTTACAAACATATAATAACCTCGCTAAGGTTCGCTGAAAGAAGATTGAGGAAAAACGATCAGCGTGTCGTTCTTTCGGGAGCTACCCTATCCTCAATTTATATTTTATCGCTTTATTGCCCTTATTCCAATTGCCGCAAGACAAACCATCATAAGCAGATCGTTATAATCAGGAAGCAAGTCTTTAAGTGCCTCGACTCCTGCCTTTGCTGCTTCTGCTGCTGCTGGCTCACCTGTAAATGCAGAGTAAAGAACTGACAAAAACAAGACTGGAATAGGTAGTGAGATTATCAGAGTTACATACTCATCCTTCCAGCTTCCATTTCCTGCATTTTCAGCAAACACCTTATCAAGTTCTGCTGCCGAGTCTTCAGCGTTTTTAATTCGCTCTACTTGGCTTAGCTTTACCTTTGTTTTGTTGTCGTCACGCTTCTGTATCATTCCAGTAATTGGAGACACAATTCCGCTTATCGCTGAGCCTATCCATGATCCTATGCTCATGCTTACCCCCAACGCGCCGGACTTGGGCGAGAGTCAATGTGAGTGAATGTATTGTACTTACCGATTCCAGACCAATTCTCGCCAACATGACCAGTAATGAACTTATGAACTTCGGCAGGTTCAACACCCTTAACCACAATATCAGCGGCTATTCCTTCCATGTGCTTGCTCTTTGAAGCTCCGCCTACCTTCTTGTTGTAATCAGGGCAGCGGCAGCCTGAGTTGATAATTACTGGACTGCCAAAGTGATTGCGAACCACTTCCAGCAACTCAACAAGCTTTACATCCACGGTAGCAAAGCCACAACCGCAATTACATGCGAACTCTTTACGTGTAAAATGATTGCTAATTTTCATAAATACCTTATTTATCAAATACTTGAGCTATAACAACTTCTTTGAAGTCTTTCTTGCTGTGACCATCAAATAACAACCGCTTACTTGCTATCTCTTCAGCGGTTTTGTAGTTGTCGGTGTTAATTAAGTATTCATGCCTTTGAGCCTTTAACAGCTTAGGCATAAATACAACCTTGATAACGCTATTCAACTTCTTCCCAGTCAGTAGCTAGTGCGTCACTTGTTGAAGGGGACCAGGTAGCAACATCATCTTGCGCCGTTTTCAATGCAAGATAATGGCGATATGGAACCAGATCATCTTTGAAAATACCGTGAACATTTGCGCCACGTTCAGCCGGATACGAATTAGCAGGAACGTAATAAGCAAACATTCCACTACCATTCCAACCACAGCGAGCAACTTTAGCGCCTGACTTCATTCGCTCAACCGCCCAACCAAATGAACCTATGCTTTGAATTGTGTGGCCAAGTGGTGAGAACTTCAGGCGATAACCTTCAAGTTCCCATAATTTTTTCTGAGCCTTCTCTTCAGCGTCAATAATTGAATACTTGCGGCCTAATTCTTCATTGAAGTTAGCCGGGTCAACACAAGAGCTCATGCCAATAGCCAGGCTAAAACCATCAAGAAGCGCAACGGCGTGAGTTGTGGTGGTTCCTTCAACAACGTGAACCTTGTATTCTACTTTCGCCATTAGCGCTTTGATTGAATCAAGTGTTACGCGAGGCGCAGTTAAACCAAGTTCAACAATTTCTTTTTCCATTTGTTCGTCATGTTGCTTTGTCATTTTATTTACCTTCAGATTGCTTATCTAATTCAGCTTTCGCCGCAATAAAGCAGGCGATCACCGCTACAATTTCATTACCGTGAAACTCTTGGTTCCAAAGTCCCGTTTCACGCAATGCCTTTCTTGCTTCTTTTGAAAGTACAGCAAGCGCTTCTTCTGCTGTTTTGGCTTCGTTAACGTGAGTAACGTAACCAGCCGGAGCGCTTGCGCCTTTACTGAGTAAGTCTAAAACTTTTCCCATTATCGGCCTCGCTGTTGGCCGTAACCACCTTGTTGCTGTGGTGCTGCCTGTTGTTGATAGCCACCAGTTTGTTGAGGAGCTTGGTTCTGGTTATCTTCAGAGTTCCAGAAGATATACATTTTAACCGGGCCAGCTTGACCGACGGGCATAGTATCAAGCTCAACTTCAATGTTAGGCATGTTAGAGCCCTGCTTGTTAGGCCAAAGAGTTGCGCGGCCTACAGTGGCATAGCGGTTTTTCATTTGAGGCTGGTTGTTCTGATCAAGCTGATTGGTTGGATACTTCTCAACTACTACGGCAACACGGCCTTTATCAAGTGGTGCATTATTTTGCATGGTATTTCCTTGTTAAAGTGAACTATCCGGAAATTCCAGACAGTTCAACTTGGTTAATTAATTTTAGCTTTCGCCGATGAAGGTTTTTAGTTCAGAGTCTTTGAACATTTCAACCAGAATCTCTTTAAACTCTTCAGCCATATCTTCTTCTTGTGCTTCAAGCTTGATGATACGGAAGCAGATTTCAGGCTTCTGGCCGCCAGTTAGGATTGATACGCGAACGGTAAACGCTCGATTAGCTAAACCGTGATAAGGCTGGCAAGTAAATTCAATCGTTGCCGGGATCTTATCCTGGTTCTTGGCTTCAATTTTCTCAAACTCGCTCATAGACTCGCCGAAGTCGCTGACTTTGCTATCACGGTTACTAACTTGCTCGATAGTGATTTCACGCAATTGCTTAGCTGCCTGGCTGTTGGTCATTGGCTCGCCGTCACTGTTCACAATATTGATATTGTCGGCCCAGTCTTCAACAAAGTTAGCCGCTGCTTTCTGGCTCATGTGATCACCATTTACGCAAAGGATAGCTTTAAACGCTGCCGTCTTATCAAGCTGAAGCTTTGAATTGTGACGCTGGTGAAGCGGTTTATCTTCTGTACCAAGGTCAAAGATGGTTTCTGCATACATGCGATCAGAGTTTACAAAACACTTAGCGCCTTCTTTGTCGAACTCTTTGCAGTATTCACCAAAGTCTTTGATTGATTTGGTTTGGAAGTTGAAGCGGTAAGAAGTACGGTGCTCCATGTGACCTTCAAGGTCAGAAAGCTTTACGCCTTCAGGCAGTGCAATAAGTGGTGATTGAGCTTTTACTTCAGCAAGTGAAGCGTTTACTCCTGCAAGTAGAACAGTTTTCTCAAGGTGCTGGATTGCTTCTTTAGTCATTGACATAGTTATTTACTCTCTAATAAAAATTTAAGGTTTGCCGGGCGTTAACCCGGCGGTTTGAATTAGTTAGCCAGGCGGCGAACGTTTGAGTGTTGCTGTACTTCACCAGTTTCTTTATCAACATTTTCATGCGTTAGGTTGAACTGGCCGCTGTCGTCTTCTTCCGGCGCGTTGATGGTTAGCTTGCCGCCTTTGCCAACAAAGAAAGCTGTATCGGTAATATCTTCTTCAAACTTCTTACCGCGCTTGGTTGGGTTGCTGGCTGAAAGCTTGTGAGAAACGATAACCTGATCGTTGTCACCCATTTGTTGAAAGGTAAATTCAAGTGATACCTTCGCTTTCTTGCTGCCGATACCGTGAGTGATTTGAGCTAGCGCCGCATCACTTAAAGCTAGTGCAAGCTTTTCAATCATAATTCCAGCGTTACATTCGCCGATAAAGTCAGCTACGTTTGTTTTGCGATCTGCCATGATTACTCTCCTGAGTTAAGTTTGAAAAAGATTTCTTGCGCTGCCAGTGTATCAGCCATTGCGCTATGAGCATTTACCAAGTCTTTGCCACAAATAGCCTTGTAAGCATCAACAAGCTTTGGATTTTTACCGCCGAGCTCTTTTTGAGCCATTCGCATTGCACAGTGGTGATCGTCTTTCACCGCCCACTTTTCAATACACTCTTCAGACATATAGCGCTTCATTGCAATACGAATAATGCGCTGGTCAAAAGTCTTGTTATACGCCACTCGTTCAGCGTCACCACGGATCATGTGAAGCATTGCCACGGCCATTCCTTCAGGGATACCATGTTCAAGCGCGTATTCAGTCGTGATACCGTGAACCGCTGTTACTTCTTCAGGGATTTCCCAACCGTCCGGCTTAATGATCACGTTCATTGATTGAATTTCTTCACCAGTTTCAGCGTTAGAAAGAACACCAGCCAATTGAACTAAGTGAGGTTGCTCTTCTGAATCGCTTGGCACTTTCCAGTTAGGGATTCCGGTTGTTTCAGTGTCGTATGTAAAAATCGTTTTCATGTTATATCTCTACTTTGGTTTAAGTGGTGGCGGCTGTTACACCGCCAGGTTAATTATTAAAGGTAAGTTTTAACGCCTTGCGACAACCAGTATTCTTTTACCTGAAGATACTCATCGTAAGTAATACCCCAACTTTCAAGGAACTCCATGAAGTCAGTTCTCGCCGCCTCTTTGGTTAGAGCGTAAACAAGGTTAGACATAATGTGATTTAGCGGCTTAGCCTGTTCGACTTCAGCGTTACGCATTGTTTGAGAACGACCTTGGGATAGTGATTCCACTTGCTTAGGCGTGGTATCAACCTCAACCGCCTTAGCATCAGCAACGCAATCATTAAAGATAGCTTCATCTTCTTCACTGATTAGATTCGGCTCTGGCTGCTTAGCCTTCTCTTCAGCTTCACGCTGTAAGCGGTCAGCTTCTTCCTTCTCACGCTTAGCCTGTTCTTCAGCTTGAGCTTTGGCGCGTTCTTCCTTGCGGATACGTTCGCGCTCTGCTTCTGCTTTGGCCTCAGCTTCACGCTCTGCCTTTTCTTTGGCCTTGCGCTCTTCCTCTTCCTGAATGCGCTTGCGTTCAGATTCAAGGCGTTCTTCTTCAGCTTGTTTGTGATCAGCAATGCGTGACTTAATTATTGCCTGAAATGGTTCAGCGTCCTGGTTAACTAGCTGCTGAGCATCAGAGAATAAAAACTTGTAATCCGCTGCATGGTCACGAAGGTATTGAAGGTTAGGAACAACACGGTCCATTATCTGTTTAATTTCAATTTTAGCTTTGTTAACGCACGTTGAAACAGCATCTTCAAGAGAATCAATTGTTCGCTTGCCTTTCATGGCCGCAACAAAATCAGGCATCATTAAGCTAGCAACACCCATCAGTGTCATTGGCGCTAATTCTAAATCACACTTATGAGCTAGGTCGGCAAGTTCTTTTTCACCTGCCTGTTTTATTGCAAGCTTCTTAGCGTCCTTAGCCTGTTTAACTTGCTTTTCACCATGACTTTGCATTTGCTGAAGAACTTTATCCATTTCTGAAGCAACAGCTTCAAACTCTGAATAACTAACAAACTCACCTTTTACCCTGGCAACACGTTCTTTAAGTTCAGCACGAACCTTTTTAACGTCTTTGTTTAATTGGTCCTTGTCGGCGAAGTCTTGATCTGTTTCAAATGTTCTCGCCATTTCAGACTTAGCCAGGGCTTTAACTTCAACCAGGCAATTAGATATATTGGTTGTAATTTGAGAGCCCGTAACGCTGCACTGAATAATCGGAAGGCTGCACTTTTCAGCAACAACAGCTTCTTGCTTTGCTTCAATTTGATGGTTTTCAAGATCAGCTTGGAACAATACCCAAGCTTCAATTAATTCTTCTTTGCGGCCTGGTACTGGGTAATACTTCATCATTTCGCGTTTTTCTGCCGTCCCATCTGAAACAACAAATAAACAATACTCACTTTCAGAAACTAATAGCTGGTGCTCTAACTGCCAATAATGTGAAGGTTCAAGCGCATTGTTACGAACGTTTTCAGCAAGCGTTTCATTCCATAGCTTGTGCTCAAAGTCATGATCACCCATATCAGAGCGACCATCGAAAGAAGCCATTAAAGGAAGCGGGTCACAAGCTGGATCATCGCTTGGGTAATACATTGCGACACCAACACAAGGCAAATAACTATCCATCGTTTCTAGCTCAAGAACAGAACGCTGGTCATCTTCTGCTTTATGGCCTTTATCAAACAACGCCTGTTTTGCTGGCGTGATAACTTCAGTGGCCGCGCCTTTCTTTTCATCAAGCAACTGCTTTCTAGTCTGGTATTTGCTTGCACCCATTAACGCCGGAGCATTTGAAGCGGTGAAGTGTTTAAGGCGCTCCGCTTTCCAAAGATCAGAACCTTGCTCTAATTGTAATAATTTCATGCTATTTAACTCCGTAAATTTTGCTTAATTGAACTTCAGTTAATGTGAAACCGTTTTTGTTTAACACACCAACTACCGCTTCAGGTGTTTTCTTTCCTGACTTAATGGCGTTTTCCCAGGTGCTAAAGTTTTTATTGAATGTTTCATCATCATAAAGTTTTGGTTGTGAAGACGGCTGCTCTATTGATGTTAATGCGCCACCTTGACCATCATCGTCTTCTTCAACAAACGTTAAGCCTAAAGCATCAGTTAACGTGTAACGCTGCATGTAAGTTCTTGTTGATGCGATTGCCTGGATAGCGTTTTTCTTTCCGCTAGTATCAGCAAATCCGGTCATTTGAGTGCGCTCTTCATGGCCCTCTTTATGAGTTAATATGCAAACCAAAGTGATTGATTGATCTTTAGGGTCTGTTCTTGGCAATTGCTGAAAGCGATAAGATAAACCGAACTCAGCAAGTATAGGAGCAGTAGCCCGGCCAATGTCAGCAAGTGTTGAATGCTTATAGCCAGTAAAAGAACCGTCTTTATTTTCGTACCCAACTTTCCCGGTCTTTTCAATTTTTGGTAACTTAGACTGAAAGCCAGATAAGGCATCAAAAAAAGCTTTACGCGCTTGCTTAGCTTCAAAGCGGTCCTGCAAGTCCATAAGCTTTTCTAACTGAACAATGTCAGCACCTTTTTCAACTGCAATTTCAATTAGGCGCATGTGCGGCTGTGCTATAACCGGAAGTGATGATTGCTGATCACTTGTAACTAATTCGCCGTTACTCATTGTTGCCACCATTTAGCTCAGTAAGTTTTTGACGAAACTCTTCAGGAATAAACATGCCGTTATCTTCAGCATTTTGAATTATTTCTTGAGCCGTTCTTTCTTGATAAAGAACTTCTTGCTTCCATCCAACGAACAACTTATCAAAATCATGTTCTGACTCTTCAGGACCTTTAAACTCAAGGCACTGAAGATCAGCAATACGCTGGTCTAGCTGCATTAATCGGCGGTGAGTTTCTGCTCTCACCTTCTCACGCTCTTCAATTAAGCTTTCAAGTAGTGCGCCAGATAAAACCTTTTGAGCTTCTTCACTTGAGATTGCTGGAACTTCAACTTCCATTTCGCAAAGTGGTGCACTAACTGTACGAGTAATATCAGAACAGTAAGTTGAATCAAACTGTGAAGTTGAAACCTCTACTGAAGTTTTACCGTCACAGTCACGGACGTATACAAATACCTTTTTTAATTCTGTTGTCATTTTATTCACCTTCTACTTTGAACGAATTATCACAGGAAACATTCTTATTGAATGCTGGCCAGTGTCCGGCTTCAACCATATCGCAATAGTGTGCTTCCTGGTTTACTGCGTCTTCATAGTCCATTTGACCTACAAGACCGAAAAGCGCCACCGCTGATATTACTGCTAAAACCTTCATACTTGCCTTCTTCATGTTGTGTCTCCGTATTGATGATTGAACTTTAGCAATAGAAAATAGCAAAGTCAACTTTACTTTTACTTTTTTTGCATATATTCTTACACCACAACCTAAGAGGAATATGTAAATGAAACAGGTAAAACTAAACCCATCTATTGACGAACTTCTTACTGAGCTTTCAAAGTCTCGTAAGAACATCGGTCATGTTAACAGCACTAAGCAAGGCATTGTTGCCGAGCTTATCATTGCCCTTCACAAGAAAGAGGTTCAACAAAACAAGGTGAGCTTATGAGTAATTTGAAAATCAAAAGCTCTATTGATGAGCTTCCGGCACCAATTGAAGGAGTCACGTTTATTTACACTCTTCTTAATCAGGAAGAATGTATTTACGTTGGTCAAACTCAAAACCTTCAGCAAAGGATTTATCAGCACCTAGCTGACGGTAAAGATTTTTGTGATATTGAATTTTTTGAGTGCGACAACTCAGAAGCCAATAACGAAGAGGCTGATCAAATCGTTAAGGCTCAACCAACTTTAAACAAAAACCTTCCAACGACTGATAAATACGTCACCGTTGCCGCATTGAAGATCATGCTTTGTGAAGAGGTTATGAACAACCAAGAAAGCCTTGGCATTGTTTATTCTCGAATGGCAGAGGCATCAAACAAGCCTGGTCATTTGTATTTAAAGGCAGAGCGCGCCAAGTGGTTGGTCAATGAGTTGTCTGATCGAATTAAAAGCGCAGGGGAGTAACCATGCACTATTACCAATTCAACATTGGTGACTATGCTAAGGCTACTCGTCATTTGAGTAATACCGAAGATTTAGCTTATAGACGGCTTATCGATCTGTACTACGACAAAGAGCAACCTCTTATAAAAGACGTTTCTAAGCTGTCCAGGCTTATCAACATGAGAGAAAACCACGAGGAAATTAAAACCGTCCTTGAGGATTTCTTTACAGAAACGGAAGAAGGTTATCAGCAAAGTCGCATTGATTCAGAAATTGCGAATTATCACGCAAAGGCAGACGCAGCAAGGGCTAACGGCAAAAAGGGAGGGCGACCAAGAAAAGCCAAAGTTAACCCAGACGAAACCGAAGGCAAAGCTAAAAAAACCCAGTCGGTTAATTTAGCTAACCCAGACGAAACCGAAGGCAAAGCTAAAAAAACCCAGTCGGTTAATTTAGCTAACCCAGACGAAACCGAAGGCAAAGCTAAAAAAAGCGAATCGAAAGCTAACCATAAACCAATAACCAATAACCAAGAACCATTAACCAGTAACCAATTAGAAAAACCTATGCCAGCTAAAGCTAACCCGGCTTTCGACTTGTTCAAATACTGGTGTGACGTTATGGGTAAAAATCTTTCTACCAGCAAGCTAACCGCTAAACGCGACAAAGCTATCAAGGCCAGGTTGAAAGAAGGCTATACGGTTGAGCAGATTAAACAGGCTATTGATGGTTGTCGTAATGATCCGTTTTCAATGGGGCAAAACGACAGACAGAAGCCATTTAACGATATTGAGCTAATTTGTCGCACCGGGGAAAAGCTTGAAAGCTTCTTTGCCGATAATGTTCAACCTGAACAGCAGCGGTTTGGTCAGCACGTATCAAACACGATTAACGCATTAAACAATATGGAGTGGGATGATTAATATGGACTCTAAACAACGATTTGGGAATATGATTGCTCAGCTATCGGTTAACTACCGTAGAGACTTGAGCGAGGCAGACATTGCCAACTTCAAGCTTATGTTTAAGCAATGGGGAATTGACGCACTTGAGCAAGCGGTTCAGGCGCATATGTTTGATCCTGACGATGGGAAATACTTTCCTAACATTGCCAACATTGCGAAATATGTAACTGGCACCGCAAAGCAGAACCAACAACTTGTTGAAGACCGCGCAGAAATGGCCTGGGCTTGCATTGAGAGAGAGATTAGCCGCATTGGTAGCTATGGCACTCTTGAGCTGGAAGACAAGCAAGCTATTGCGGCTGTTAAAGCTATCGGTGGATGGCGAGCGCTTTGCATGTGTACCTATGATCAACTTGTTTGGAAGAAGAAAGAGTTCGTTAGCTCTTACGATTGCTACGAGCGCACACCTTTGGAAGCTTTGCCAAGTAAGTTACCTGGTTTAATTGAGCTATCAGAACACAAGGCCGAATCTAAGCAAGGCGTTAAGTCTTTGATGGATGGTTTGAACGAATACCGAAACAGAAAAGGGATTGAGAAAAAATGAGCGAGATAGGCGAAGTTTTCAAAATCATCAAGGAAGAAGGTAAAAAGAAAAAGGCTAAGAACCTTGTTTCTTCTACTCAAATTCTTGCTGATAAAGCTATTCAGTTTGAATCAAAGAATCACGGCGTTCACCTGGTTGTTAATCACAACGGTAAGATCGCCGACTTCTGGCCTTCAACTGGCAAATTTAATATTCGCGGTGAAGTTGGTTATCACCGTGGCGTTAAAAATCTTCTTAAAAAATTAGGTGCGTAACATGGCAGTAGATAACAATAATTCAAACACTCCTGAAAATGAAAAAGACCTGGGGCAAACGCCTTTTTGGTTGATTCGTTCAATTGAGTCTCTTGTGGGTAACGAGTTCGACCTTGATGTGTGTTGCCTTAAAAAAACAGCTAAGGCTAAAAACTACTTTACCCTTGAAGAAGATCGGGATTGTTTCATTACCCCCTGGGTTAGTAATGCTTACGGCCCTACACTGGCATGGTGTAATCCACCATTTTCAAATGTAATGCCATTCATTGAAAGGGCGGTTGATCAATGTGAGCAGCATGGAACAACAACGGCCATGATCATTCCTAATAACCCTGAAGTGGCCTATCGACGAAAGCTTAAAGAAGTTTGTGACACATTCATTGAAATGCCATTCAGACTTAAATTTTTAAGGCCGGACGGTTCAAAGTTCCTGGATAAAAACGGCAAGGAGCAAGGGCCTAAGTTTAGCTGTGCGGTTGGCATTATCACGCCTATAGGACTTAAAGCACCTTCAAGAGTGATCGAGTACGACTTTAGGCCGGGATTTTACGAGAAGTAAAAAAAGCCCTAACCAATACGGCTAGGGCAGTTCAAAGTAGAAAAGGAAGTAATAACATGCAATATACAAAAACGGTGACACTGGATATAAACGGCTCAGAAGTAGAAGCTGAACTTACGTTTAATCATACACCATTTTCACCAGGTTTCTATAGTGGACCACCAGAAGATTGCTATCCATGCGAGCCGGAAGAGTACGAGCTCATTAAGTTAGTGGCTGAAGATAATGATTGTTCTTGGATGATTGAGAATATCGGTGACAGCCTAATTGAACAGCTAGGTGATGAAGATGAAAGTTGAAATGATAAAGCAACCGGGCGGCGTTCTTTGCCCGGCTTCAGATATGGAACTTGAAAAGCTTAATAAATTCAAAACGGGCGAGCAGTACACCATTGAGATCAAGTTAACCAGAAACCCAAAGTTTCACCGTAAAGTTTTCGCATTCTTCAATTTTTGTTTTAACTACTGGAAAGGCGATAACGAATTTCAAAGCGAGACTAAGCAGTTTGATGTTTTCCGCAATCACTTAACTGTGTTGGCCGGGTTCTATGATCAGCACGTTAGTATTCATGGTGACGTTAGAGTTGAAGCTAAATCACTTTCGTTTTCTTCAATGAGCCAGGAAGAATTTGAAGAGTGTTATAACGCGCTTATCAGATCAGCAATGAAGCATGTTTTCAAAACTGCCGATGATAATACCTATAACCAACTAATGAGCTTTTTCTAATGGCAAATTCAAAACGGAAGTGTACGCACTGCAAAGACCGCTATCCAACTGTGCAAGGAATTAAAACCCCGGCAGGCTGGTTTTGCTGTATCGACCATGCAATAGCTCATTCACGAAAGCTTCAGGAACGCACCAGGACGAAGCAAATCAACAAAGCCAAGCAAGTGCAAGCGAAAGAGGATAAAGCCTCACGAGCAGCCAGCAAGGAATCAAAAAGGCGCGATCTGAAGTGGCAACACGGTTTAACTCAGAAGGCATTCAACAAAATGCGCGTTCTTGAGGAAAAATTTTGGTTCAAAGAAAGAGGTTTAGAGCCTGAATGTATTAGCTGCGGCCGCCCTATTGGTGGTGATCAGTGGTGTTGTGGTCACTTTAAAACTCGCGGCGCTCAGTCTGGTTTACGCTATGACAGAAAGAATACATTCCTTCAGCACAACCACCGATGCAATATGAACTTATCAGGTGACATATCCGGCACCAAAACAACAAGGGGATACAAGCAAGGTTTGATTGATAGGTTTGGAGAGGAAGAAGGTCAGTCCATAATAGAATACTGCGAAACTCATTCCGATCCAGTTAAATGGACCTGGGAACAATTAGAAAAAATGCGCTCATCTTTCAATAAGCGCATTCGGGAATTGGAAATATTGCTTACTACAACCGACTAATCAGAGAAAAGAAAAAGACCGATGAAGATCGGCCTTTCTTTTAATGCATTAGCGTTATGAAGCGCAGAATCTAAACTCTGACAGGTAGGCTATCGAGTTCTCGGCGCCAGAGTTTGAGATCTTGAAGTCTACCTTTACGTTTTCCTTTGCGCCAGTTGGCATGTTCGCTTTTGACTTTCCGATGAAGTTTTCATTTAGCCAAATCTCAACAAAATTTTTGCAAAATATAACTTCTAATCTTCTTGCCCCATCACCACCAATACCACTTGTCAAAAACTCAACACCATCGACAACACCAAAAATGCCAGTGGATTTTATTCTTACGCCAACGTGAGAGTTATCAGTATCACCGATGACAAGATCTGTAACAGTTCCAGTGCCGCCCCCTGAGTTTTCAATTGCAACTGCTAACGACATATAGGAGTCTTCCCAGTTTGGATTGCCTAATGAGAAATTTCGTTTCAAATATGCCCTTGCAGATCCACCAGCCACGGTCTGAGTGTTTAACTGAAGACCTCTTGATGGATTAAGCTGTACGTTACCACCAGCACCGCCAACCTCAGTCAAAAACCCGTCAATTGATTCAAACATTGATCCGAACATTGTGGCGGATTGTCTTTGGAATATTTGAGGACCAAGCAGTGACCTAGTATCCACATCCTGTACCATACCCAAGAAACCGATGGAACCAGTACGATAAAATGAATCAGCATGATTGTTATCGCTGTAAACCTCGTCAAGTATTCTTGTGCCTATCACTTGTCCGGATTGTTGCTCTATAACATGATCTGTAACTGTGCCGCTGTTACCACCATCATCATAGATATTAGACATAACCTTTGTAACAAGCGCCTTTTCTACAACGCCATTACCGAAGTTTGAATAACCCGTCCGAAGCTCACCACCCCCATACGCAAGTAACGCTTTTTGTATTCCGGTTGACTGACTAAAATCAATATTTTGCACCAAGGCAGTACAATTATAACTTGCAACGCCTGCGTTTTCGTTGTCAATCTCATTTACCGAGTCAACGCCGATGTGAGTAACGTTAGGGTTGCCATTTCCTGAGCAATCAGAGAAATATAGCGATTTTACATGAGCAAATGTACTCTCAGCACCCTGTCCATTTGTGTAAATTTGAAGTCGGGCAGATTCCGTCCCAAGACCGCCCGGCCTCTGCGCTCTAGCTGAATGACAATTTTCAATGACTAAGTGATCAAAAACCGCCTCCGTTTCAAGTCTTAAATGAACCTTTTGATAAAGCATTTTTGGTACTGAATTGTAAACCTCTTGAATGTTTTCACCGTTAGAAACATCAATTATCACAAGCTGGCAAAGTGCTTTTCCGATTCCTGAAAATGGATTTCTGTCAGACCACCCATAAACGAGCCCTTCAATAGTAAGAGTCTTGTTTTCAGATATTAAAATTTCTGCGCCGTCATCAAAGTAAATATTATTTTTTATTGTAAAGTCATCATCAACAAGATATTTGCCAGCAGGAAATCTAAAGTCTGAGTTGAGATCAGCTTCGGCTAGCTGCGCATTGACTGAAGTTGCGCCTGATCTATCAGCTCCATAATCGGCAAATGATATTTCACCGAAAGGGTTTGCATACAACCCTCCCGGTAGAGAAATTCCGTCTAATGAAGATGAGGATACAGCCCACTTTGTAAACCCAGTAGAAAGCCTTTGGCCTTCTATGAACTCAATTTCT